ACACAAAAGCCGAACACATTTGTCGCTGGCCAAAGTGTTGTTGTTACAGGTTGCGTTCCAGCTACATTCAACGGAACACAGACAGTCACATCAAATTATTATGATCCATTTCCTTACTTACCTTTCGCATATCCGGCTCCATATTTTTACTTTACGGCAGCTATAACAAACAGTGATATTACATTCCGTCCAGTCATTCCTGGCGGCGTAGTTTATCTATCTGGGGCAGACGCGGCCACGCTTTACGCGAATACCGACGCAGTCGAACAGGCGGTCACCATCGTCAGCGTTGAGATATTCCAGAGCGTGGTCGCTCCAGGTGGTCAAATTGAAGGCGTGGATTTTCAGCCATCGCCATATCGAATGGGTCGATCACTGCAAAATCGCGTCATAGGTTTATTAGGTAATTACATCGACGTTTCAACGATGGCTATGTGATGCCTACACCAACATCAATCGCAACCAACGTCAGAGGCACTCTTGCGACTGCTCTCTCTGGCGTCGTGGCTTCTGTGTATAGCTCTCCACCAGAGGCAGTCATTCCTCCAGCTTGCGTAATCGTTCCAGATTCGCCTTACTTAGAAACGACAACAATCGGCAAATCGCAGGTACGCGTGAAAATCAATTTCGTGGTCACTGCGGCCGTTGCTTACAACAACACGGCCGGAGCACTGGACAATCTTGAGCAGCTTATTATCAGCATCATCGCAGCGATGCCAGGCGGATATGAAGTCGGAGACGTTCAACGTCCGACAATCCAACAGGTCGGCGCGACCAACCTACTAGTGGCGGATCTCGCGGTCAGCACTTACTACACACAAGAGACAATCTAAGGAGACAAGAAATGCCAACAACAATCGTCACCGGTCGCGACATAACCTTCACGCTTGCGACTGTAAACTATGACGCGCAGACAACTGCCGTCACTTTAGTCAATGCACCAGTCATTACGACTTATCAGACACTCGATGGAAAAGCCTATAAGCACATCGATGATCAATGGACACTTAACATCGAGCTTCTTGCAGACTGGGGCGCAACATCATCACTCTTTGAAGCGATGTGGACTGCGTTCACTTCTGCTCCTAACACTGCACTTGCATTCACACTCGTATCAGCTACCGGCGCATCATTCGCTGGCACTGCTTTCCCAGTGGCTCCAACTGCTGGCGGCACTGCTCCAGATGCACAAACTGACTCATGGTCAATGCTTTGCGCTACAACACCAGTCTTAACAATTAGCTAATCGAAAGAGAAACGGGAGCACAAAATGAGACTACCAATCACAATCGAATACACATCAGGCGAGTTCGGCACATACACGGCTCAGCCGCCAGAGTGGGCTAAATGGGAACAAAAGACAGGCAGCACAATCTCGCAAGCGCAGGAGAAGATTGGAATCTCTGATCTTCTCTTCCTTGCGTGGAATGCGATGAAGCGTGAAGCTGGTGGCAAGCCAATCAAGGGCTATGAAGTCTGGTGTGAAACAGTAGCCGACGTGACAGTCGGTGACGTTCTCCCAAAAGTTACGCCGCCGGAAGCGTAAATCGAATCCTGGTGGAGTTAGCCATAGCCACAGGAATACCGATGAGCGAATGGACGACGGCGGAGCAGATCTATACGGCTTTCGAGATACTGGAGAAACAAAGTGAGCGACAACGTTGAGATTGCCTATGACAAGGCAGACCTTCGTCGCATTACTGCCGCATTCAAGGCGATGGATACAGAAGCTACTGATGCAGCTAAACGAGAATCGTCAGCTCTTGCAGAGTTCGCTCAAGGTAAGATTCAGCAGAAGGCGACCAGTCGAGGCGAGGCCGCCAGTCGAATTGCCAGTGGCTCCCGTGTGTCTAAATCTTCCAAGATTGGCGAGCTTTCTTTCGGCTTCGTAAGTCAAAGATTTTCTGGCGGTGGAACAACTAGAGATCTCTGGGGCGGTACAGAGTTCGGATCTAACAAGTTTAAGCAATTCCCAGTCTGGTCAGGTAGTGGTATTCGGGGCGGATCCAAAGGCTGGTTTATTTATCCGACACTCCGCGAAATCCAGCCAGACTTGATTGCGAAGTGGGAAACTGCTTTCGACCGAATCTTGAAGGAGTGGTAAATGGCCGGACAATCACGCACACTCAAGCTCTCGATTCTTGCTGATGTAGATCAACTTAAAAAATCGCTCAATGCAGCCAATACGGACGTCGATAGCTCCTCAACAAAGATGCTTGACTTTGGCAAAAAAGCAGGGCTGGCATTTGCCGCAGCCGGAGCTGCTGCTGGTGCTTATGCAATCAAAATCGGAATCGATGGAGTTAAAGCCGCGATTGAAGATGAAGCGTCACAAAATAAACTGGCTCTTGCTTTAGAAAATGCTACTGGTGCAACCAATGCACAAATTGCAGCGACTGAAGAATCCATTCTCAAGATGTCTTTGGCCACTGGTGTGGCAGACGACAAACTTCGTCCAGCGTTGCAGAGACTAGCAATTTCAACTGGAGACATAAGCAAAGCGCAGGATCTTCTCACTGTTGCCCTTGATGTGGCTACGGCCACTGGAAAGCCATTGGAGACTGTTGCCAATGCAATCGGAAAAGCCTACGACGGCAATACGGCAGCTCTAGGCAAGCTAGGAATTGGATTATCCGCAGCAGAGCTTAAAACAATGTCGTTCACAGACGTTCAGCAAAAATTGACAGATTTATTCGGTGGAGCTGCTGCTGCGAATGCAGAGACTTATGAAGGCAAAATTGCAATCTTAAAAATCAGTTTCGATGAAGCAAAAGAAACTATTGGTCAAGGTTTATTGCCAATGATTACTTCATTAATCGATTACATCAACGACAACGTCCTTCCAGCTTTTAATGCTTTTGCTTTAGGATTTAGTGGTAAAGGAAAATTGAAAGACGGAATGACAACAACTGAAACGGCTGCATTTGGTTTCGGAGAGACAGTCAAAGGTCTTACAACGTCATTAAGTAAAATGTTCGGCGTGTTTAATAGCGAAGCAAATACAGGTCAAAGCTCTGGCTTAGGAAAAATGATTGGTTGGCTTAATACAATCATCGCTGCTTTGGATAAGGTTGTTAAGTTTGCGTCGTTTACTTTAGGTCTATTAGGTGTAATCACTGATCCAAGTAAATGGGGCTTGTCTGCTTCTGAGACGCGTAGTCTCATAGAGTCAAAAATTAGCGGACAATCATTCGCGACAACAGGGGCGCCCGGTGCAATTCGCGGTGGTAGTTCATCAGTGCCAGCAATCGTCGTTCCTTCTATGGGCGGAAGCGGTGGTGGAGGCGGAGGCGGAGGTGGTGGAGGAATTGCATCAGCAGCAGCCGGTGCAATTAAGGTCGCAGCAGCAGCAGGTGGAGGCTTTACCGATTCACAGAATGCGGCTCGTTTAGCTGCTATGGGCGGCGGAGGATTTACGGATTCTCAGAACGCTGCTCGAATCAATCTGACAGTCAATGGCGCAATCGATGCCGAAGGCACTGCTCGCACAATTATCAGCGTGCTTAATGATTCGTTCTATCGTGGCACTGGCGGAGCCGGCGCGCTTCAGGCAATCTAATGACACAGTGGGCTCCAGATTGGAAAGTCTTAATTGCTGGCATTGAATACACTGACGTCGTTCTAGCGAACCTTTCAATTTCATCAGGTCGATCTAATATCTACGAACAGGCTCAAGCCGGATATTGCACAATCAATCTTATCAATCTTGATCTTGGAGCTATTACTGCTCAAATTAATGACGCGGTTTCAATTCAAGTCAAGGACACTGCTGGCGCATTCGTTCCAATCTTCGGCGGAAGCGTCGTGGACGTCGCCGTAACAGTGTCACAAACCGGCTCAGTAGCAATTACTCAGGAAGTCACCATTACGGCTCTAGGAGCCCTCTCAAGGCTTCAGAAGGCCTTAACTAATGGCGTCTTAACTAAGGATTATGATGGCGACCAGATTTACACAATACTTGAGGATTTACTGGTCAATAATTGGTCAGAGGTTCCAGCAGCTCTCACGTGGGCGAATTACACTCCAGCAACTACAACATGGGCTACTGCTGAAAATACAGGCTTAGGAGAGATAGATCGTCCAGGCAATTATGAGCTGGCCAATCGCGGATCTAGTCAGACAATCACCTGGAATCTGGTGGCCGACCTTGCGACTTCCGGACTTGGTTATTTATACGAGGACGCTTCTGGACTTATCTCCTATGCGGATTCGACGCATCGTTCAACCTACTTAGCCACTAACGGCTACACGGAGCTAGATGCCAATCAAGCTCTAGGTCGTGGCATAAAGATTCAGACTAAGGCCGGAGATATTCGCAACGATGTCTCCATCGTCTGGAAGTCTGGAACAGAGACGGCTACTGACGCTGCTTCAATCGCACTCTATGGAAAGCTTGCACAACAGATTACGACATCGCTTGAGCATTCTGCCGATGCCCTATCTCAAGCCAATTTCTATCTGACACTAAGAGCCCAGCCACAGGCATTCCTAGAATCTATTACTTTCGCATTGACCAATCCAGAAGTTGATGATGCAGATCGTGACGCTCTTATCAATGTCTTTATGGGTCAGCCGATTTCACTAGCTAATCTTCCAGCCAATATGCAGTCAGGAAACTTCTTAGGCTTCGTTGAGGGCTGGCGATTCCAAGCTTCTTTTAACGAGCTCTCAGTGACACTTCTTGTCTCGCCACTGCCATTCTCACTTCAGGCTATGGAATGGCAAGATGTAAGTGTCGCTGAAACCTTTAACACTCTTAGCCCTACACTTGACTACGCAGACGCGTTAGTCGTCAATTAAGGAGAAACGATGGCAAATCCAACTACCTATTTCGGCTGGGTCATGCCGACGAGCTCATCGCTCGTTACAAATCTCCCAGCAGATTTCAACACATTCGGTCAGGGCGTCGATACGTCGCTGCAAGATTTACTTGGTGGCACAACTGGTCAAGTCTTATCTAAGACAAGCGGAACGAATATGGACTTTACATGGGTCACTCCGACTTTTATAGCTACGACATATAGCGCAAAAACTGCTGCCTATACATTCGCCGATGGAGATCAAGGCGATATTTTCTCAATGAATGCAGCTACATCTCAGCAATTTAACATTCCAACAGATGCTACTTTTAACTTTGCAGTAGGCACAGAAATAAATGTGTTCTGGATTACTGGTGTTGGTCAGCCAACTATTGGCGCAGTCACTCCAGGAACAACAACAGTAATTTCTACAGGTGCAACAAGTGCTACTCCAAAATTGCGCGTGGCCAATTCTGGTGCAACCTGCAAAAAACTAGCTGCAAATTCTTGGATTGTATTTGGAGATATTGCATAATGACTCCAATGCTAGGAATCATGTCGAGTAGCGGAACACCACGAACTTTTGCCGTTGATTACCTAGTCCTTGCAGGTGGAGCAGGTGGTGGTGCTTTAGGCGGCGGTGGCGGTGCAGGTGGTTACAGAACTTCAGTAGGCACTTCTGGTGGCGGAGGCAGTGCTGAGACAACTTTAAATTTATCTTTAAGTACAAATTACACAGTCACGGTCGGAGCAGGTGGAGCAGGTGCAGCAGCAGCATCAGCATCTACAGGTGGCGATGGTTCTAACTCTGTATTTTCAACCATCACTTCAACAAGCGGTGGCGGCGGTGGCGGTTTCGGTTCTACTGGTAACAATGGTGGTAGTGGTGGCGGTGGAGGTGCTGGAGGTTCAAGTCCAGGAAACGGAACAGCAAATCAAGGTTATGGCGGCGGCAATGGTGGTACTGCTGGATATAGCGGAGGCGGCGGTGGCGGCGGTGCTTCTTCTGTAGGTAGCAATGGATCAAACACTACAGCTGGTGATGGTGGAACAGGTTTAACATCGTCTATTGATTCAGTTGCTCGCGGTGGTGGCGGTGGTGGTGCAGGTTATATCTCTGGTACTACTGGAACGGCAACATCGGGTGGCGGTGCAGGTGGTGCTAGTGGTGGAAATAATCCTGGAAATGCTGGAACTGTAAATACAGGCGGAGGCGGTGGTGGAAGTAATTTTGCTACAGCATATGCAGTCGGCGGTGCAGGAGGGTCTGGTGTAGTTTTACTAAAGTATCCAGATTCTAAAACAATTACTATTGGTGCTGGTTTAACGGGTTCTACTGGTTCACCTTCTGGTGGTTTCAAATTAACGACTATCACTGCTGGCACAGGAAATGTGAGTTGGGCATAATGGCACACTATGCGTTTTTAGATGAGACAAACATTGTTACAGAAGTTATTACTGGCATTGATGAAACTGAGTTAATTGAAGGGCTAGATCCAGAGACTTGGTACGGCAATTTTAGAGGTCAAGTGTGCAAGCGTACTTCTTACAATGGCAAGATTCGCTATAACTATGCCGGAATTGGATTTACTTATGATCCAATACGTGATGCATTTATTGCGCCTAAATTTAACTGCCACGATGAGGAAACCTTTGACGAATTAACTTGTCGATGGACTTGCGCTAATTTGGAACACGATGTCAAATTATCCTGATGGCACTGCTGCTCGTATTATAGAAGTTGCACTAGCTGAAGTTGGCACGATTGAAACTGGCGAGAATGTAACAAAGTATGGCAAGTTCACAAAAGCCGACGGACTGCCCTGGTGCGGATCCTTCTGCAACTGGGTCTTTCACACCGCCGGCGTCAAGATTCCATCAATGGTTTCAACGGCTGCCGGAGCTCATAAGATGAAAGAGCTGGGACGCTGGATTGAAGATAAGCCGCAGCTTGGAGATCTATGCTTTATGGACTTTCCACACGATGGCATTGATCGCATCAGTCACATCGGTATTGTGGTCAAGGTCGGCAATACCAGCGTCCTCTGCATTGAAGGCAACACGTCCGGAGAAGGCGACCAGCGCAACGGCGGAATGGTCATGGTAAAGCGTCGCTATATTGGCAAGGAGATTGTTGGTTTCGCTAGGCCAAAGCTCGTCACCTATACAGGACAATATCCAGTGGTCGAGCCACTTCCACAGGCGAAGCCGAAAAAGGAGAAGAAAAAATGAAAGATCTAAAAGCGTTAGCGGCATCATGGGCAAGAAGCTCCGTGGCCGGAATGTTGGCCGTTTATCTTACGGGCAATACGAATCCTAAAGATTTAGCGATGGGGCTTGTCGCTGGAATAGTGCCAATGCTTGCGCGTTGGGCTAATCCAAAGGACGTCGCATTCGGTAGCAAGAAGTGAGTGTAGGCGAATGGACGGCGGTCGGTGGGCTTGTCCTTGCTCTGCTGACTGCCATCTATTCGTCAATGCGATTCATGGTGAAGTCGATCATGCGAGAGCTTTCACCGAATGGTGGCAATAGTCTCAAGGATCAAGTGTCTAGAATTGAGGCACGTTTAGATCAACTATTGCTGGAGATTGCTATCAAGAAATAGACACGCCGACGTAAATCTTGAAATTGTCGGCCATCGATGTCACTCTGTATCTGGGAGCATTCGACAAGGCTCCCACGGGAGCAAAAAATGACATCAGGTGAAATCGGTTTATTCTTGTTTATGTGTCTGGCCTGTATTCTGTGGTCGATTGTGAGCTACACAATGGGCTACAAAGAAGGCCACAAAGACGGCTATCAGCGAGGCAAGGCCGTTGGCCGTCACGCATCATCTCAGGCGGTGGCTAAGTGAGCTTCTTAGATAATTATGAAGATGTAGCTGCACGCATTCAGCGATTCTGGGCTACCTATCCAACAGGCAAAATCCACACATCAATCATGGACGTGAATCTTGAAAAGGGCTACGTCCTAGTCGAGTGCCGTATCTATCGCAACTACGAAGATCAAGAGCCAGCCGGAATCGACTACGCATTCGGCAACGTGAACACCTATAACGTCCAGATGAAAAAATGGTTTGTTGAGGACACAGTGACTTCGGCAATTGGAAGATGCGCAGGGCTAGTTCTTGGATCAGAAAAGCGCCCAACCGTTCAAAATATGCAACAGGTAGAGCGTATCGATGCAAAGATTGTTCAAGATAGCGCAA